AAGGTGTGACGCGGCGCTATAACCGGATCCGTATTAACGCCAACTCCGGTAATGCGCTCCGTGTGGTCGAGGACTTCAGCGACCGCTACGAAAATGTGGCCGTGTCGGGACTGCAATACGACATGTTCATGAAGGATGAAGACCACAAGAAACCTTTTCAGCTGAACTGTCATGTCTACAGCTGCACGCTGATTCTCAACGCCGTTCCCATCGAGTGGCGTTTCATCTACAACGAAGACACCGACTACTGCTTGCAGGCGCTTGCCCTCGGTTGGTGCACCGTCCTGCTTAATGTCTTTGCAGTAAAAAAAACGCAAACCATGAAAGTAAAGGGTGGCAACACCGGCATCTATCAGGGCGATGGCCGGCTAAAGATGGCGCGCTCGCTCGAACGCGTTTGGCCAGGAGTAGTCACCGTCATTCGTCGCTTCAAACGCCCGCAACACTACGTGAACTGGGCGCACTTCACCACGCCGCTAAAACGCCGCAGCGATCTGCCCGAGACGTTTGAACCGAACGAGTACGGCCTGACGCTCGTCGAAACGCAGTCGATCCGCAGTCCGCAACTGAAGGCGCTCTACCAGGAGTATCACCAAACGCATGCCCGGCCCTCCAAAGAAACCAACGAACCTGAAACTCTTACAAGGCACCTATCGACCGGACCGAGTCTCACAGAATGAGCCAAAGCCCGTCATCGAAATTCCCCAAGCGCCGCCGCATCTCTCAGCCGAAGCGCGCGCCGAGTGGGAGCGCATCACGCCCGACTTGGAGCAACTCGGACTGCTTTCGAAAATCGATCGCGCGGCGCTTGCCGGTTATTGCGAAGCGTGGTCCGACTTCTGCGATGCGTCAAAGCACTGCTCGACGATCGACGGCAAAGACCGAAAAGTGCTTGTCACCAAGGACGGCAACATGCTCGAAAACCCGTATTTCTCTATCAAGAAACGCTCGATGGAATTGATGCACAAATTTCTAATTGAGTTCGGCATGACGCCGGCGTCGCGTACGCGCATTGACGCATCACCGATGCCCGCGCCGAAAGCTTCTAATCCTTTCTCGCAAATCGGATGAGAACCGCCAAGTTTCCGCATGTCGCCAGCGGCGAAGCCTATGCGCGCGCTGTGATCCGTGGCCAAATTCCCGCATGTCAACAGGTGCGGCAGGCCTGCGAGCGGCACTTCCGCGATCGCGCGCGCAAGGATTTTCCCTACAAATTCGACAAGCAGCTCGCCGAACGCAAGGCGCGCTTTATGGAGCTATTCCCGCATACCAAAGGCCAATGGGCCGCGCGCAACGAGCCGTTCGTGCTGCAGCCGTGGCAGTGTTTCATGGTCCTTTCTATTTTTGGCTGGGTGCACCGCGACGGCCCGAAGAAAGGCAAGCGGCGCTTTCGGCGCGCGCTGTTGGTGGTGCCGCGCAAGAACGGCAAAAGCGATCTCGCGGCGCGCATCGGCCTCGCGCTGTTTGCCGATGATGAAGAATTCGGCGCGGAAGTCTACACCGGCGCGACTTCCGAAAAACAAGCATGGGAAGTCTTCCGGCCAGCACGCTTGATGGCGCAACGCACGCCTGACTTTCAGGAGTACTACGGCGTCGGCGTCATGAAATCGAATCTGCACATCATCGCCAACGGTTCACGCTTCGAACCCATCGTCGGCAAACCCGGTGACGGCGCTTCCGTATCCTGCGCGATCGTCGACGAGTATCACGAGCACCAAGACGACACGTTATTCGATGCGATGGACACCGGCACGGCTGCGCGCGAACAGCCGTTAACGCTCGTCATTACCACGGCCGGCGATAACTTGGCAGGTCCGTGCTACGCGCTGGTGAAGGATCTCGAAAAGGTCCTCGACGGCACTCTCGAGAACGAGCAGTTTTGGGGCATCGTCTACACCATCGATGCCACCGATGCGTGGGACAGTGAAGCCGCGCTGCGGAAAGCGAACCCCAACTACGCCATTTCCGTCGATGTCGATGACGTGAAGGCGAAGCAAACCGAAGCCGTCCGGAATTCCCGAAAACAGGGTGTGTTTCAAACCAAGCGGCTCAACATGTGGGTCGGTGCCCGTCAGGCCTTCTTTAACGTGCAGGCGTGGCACGCTTGCGCGCGGCCGAGCATTCGACCCGAGGACTTCAAAGGCTGCCGGCTGTTCATCGGTCTCGATTTGGCAAGCACCAAAGACATTGCGGCGGCGCCACTCTTGTTTGAGATCGAAACCGACAAGCGGTACGCCGTGTTCGGGCGTTTCTACGTACCGCAAGCGGCAATTGCCAACGGCGTCAATGAGCACTATGCGGGCTGGGCAAAAGATAGCCGGCTCATCGTCACGGACGGCAACATGATCGACTATCGGCGCATCGAGGCCGATGTCTTAGAACTGCACCACACGTTCGGTATTTCGGCGCTGGCGTTTGATCCCGCATACGCTCAGCGCACCGTTCAAGGACTGATGGCTGAAGGTATCCCCTGTGTTGAAGTGCGGCCGACCGTCATCAATTTCTCTGCGCCGATGAAACATCTGGACGGTCTGATTCTCGCGGGCAATATCGAGCACGACGGCGATCCCTGCTTCACGTGGCAAATCTCGAACGTGGTCGGCAAAACCGATTCGAAAGATAACGTGTATCCCAACAAAGAACGGCCGGAAGCCAAAATTGACGGTCCTGTCGGGCTCATCATGGCAATGAATCGCGCCATGATGAAAACGCCCGAGCCGGAATATCAAGTGATGTTCATATGAAAACAGCAATCGCCACCATGAGAGTGCACCGCGCCTACTCCGTCCTTCAAATCAAAGCCGTCCACGACGAGCAGCGCATTGTGGAAGGGATCGCGACGACACCAACGCCAGACCGCATGCAAGACGTCGTCGAACTGGACGGCCTGGAATACAAGCTGCCGCTGCCATTTCTCTACCAGCACAATTCGCGGCAACCCATCGGTCGCGTCATTGAGGCGAAGAAACAAAATGCTGGCTTGTGGATCCAAGCGCAAGTTTCAAAGGACATCGGCGTCCCATTCATTAACGAAGCGTGGGCGCTGATCAAATCCGGACTGATCGGCGGACTCTCTATCGGTTTCCGCGCGATCGAAGAAGCCTACAACCGCGAGACGGGCGGCTTTCACTTTCTCAAGGCCGAACTGATCGAACTGTCTGCCGTCACGATTCCCGCCAATGCGGAAGCGACGATCACGAGCGTCAAGAGCGCCGACGCCGAATTCTGGGCCGCGTCCGGCCGACGAGAATTCGGACTCGTGCGCCTTGATTCCACCGCAACCTCTGCCGCCGTCGCGGCCCAGCCCATCAGGAAAGCGAACATGACGATTCAAGAACAGATTCAGCAATTCGAAAACAAACGCGCGGCATCGACGGCACGCATGACGGCGTTAATGGAGCGCTGCGGCTCGGAAGGGCGCACACTGGATGCTTCAGAGACGGAAGAGTATGACGGGCTCGATGCCGAGGTGAGAACGGTCGACGAGCACCTCGTCCGTCTCAAATCTCACGAACGGCAAGTGCTCAGCCGCGCCACGATGGTCAGCACCGAAACAGAAACCCCAACACAAGCGACCGCCGCCCGCAGCGGCAACGGCACGTCGTCAGTCGTAACGGTGCGCAGTAACCTGCCCAAGGGCACTGCGTTTTCGCGTTATGTGATGGCGCTGGCCGCGCACCGTGGGAACAAGTTTGAAGCGGCCGAATTTGCACGCCGCACGTGGCATGACTCGACACCGGAAGTCGAGCTCGTCTTGCGCGCCGATACTCCAGCCGGCACGACGACCGATCCGGCATGGGCTGGTTATCTAGTTCCCCCGGCCACGAATCTCTTCGGCGAATTTCTAGAACTGCTCCGGCCGGCGACGATCGTCGGACGCATTCAAAACCTCCGCCGCGTCCCATTCAACATCACGATTCCCGCACAGACAGCAGGAGGGCTCTACGGCTGGGTCGGTGAAGGTGCAGCCAAGCCGGTCGGCAAATTGCAGTTCGGCCAAGTGAGCTTGCGTTGGGCGAAGGTCGCCGGAATTATTGTCCTGACGCGCGAGCTGGTGCGGTTCTCGAATCCATCGGCTGAAGCGATCGTGCGGGACGATATGGTTCGCGGAACGGCACAATTCATCGATCAGCAATTTATCGATCCCGCGATTGCGGAAGTGCCGAATGTTTCGCCTGCCAGCATTACCAACGGCATCACTCCGATTACACCGAGCGGTACCGATGGCGACGCGTTCCGGAACGATATGGCCTTACTGATCGAACAATTCATTGCGGCCAATAACGATCCGTCCAACGCTCTGTTCCTGATGTCTGCGAGCCAAGCGCTGCGGTTGTCGCTGTTAAAGAATCCGTTGGGTCAACCCGAGTTCCCCGATCTCAGCATGCGCGGCGGCGGCGGCGCCTTGATGGGATTGAACGTGATTGTGTCTGAAGCCGTGGGCAACCGCATTCTGTTGATCAACTCCAATGACATTTTGCTGGCGGAAGATGGTGGCGTTGAAATCAGTGTCAGCGAGGAAGCTTCGCTCGTTATGTCGACGACGCCCGCCGTACCGACTGGACAAGATCTCGTGAGTTTATGGCAAAACAATCTCGTCGGGTTACGCGTGGACCGCTTTATCACTTGGAAACGCGCGCGTCCCTCGGCCGTGGCCTTTATTGCCAACGCAGCTTACGGCAGACCTACAGCTCCTGAAGAGTAAGATTGGGGACGACGCTCTCCGTCTAGAACGATCAGTCTCGGGCCTTTATCGCGAGGTAAAGGCCCTTTCGTTCTCCATGAAAAAAAAGAAACCCAAAGAGGCTGAGGTGAAAACGCAGTCTGGTCTTGTTCCGATGATCACGCTCAAACAGCACACCTACGACAGGATCGTGCGCAAATCCGGCGAGCAATATTGGGCGCGGCGAGACATGGTGCGCAGCCTCGTGGCGACAGGCTTTGCTCGAATCGCAGCGGATGAAGATCTCCAGCGAGACGGCCTAAAACCGAACGAGTACTACCGGCGCGATCTGCGCGCGAAAAAATAAATGCGATTGCTAGGGCTCGACATCCGCCGCAGCGCTAAAGCGGTACCGGAAACGCCGCAGAATGTGATC